TCTGCTGACGATCAGCACGACCGCGTTCACCGACAGGCCGGCGTCGATGAAATATCGCGGCGTCTTCGAACTGGCCGCCCGGTCACCAGGAAAGCTCAGTTATGCAAGCGCCGTCCGCCGTCAAAGCCCTGACGCCATCTATGCCGAGTGGTTCCAGCGATTTGTTGCGAACGCGCGTCATCAGGACAAAGCTCAGCGAGTTAAAACTGCTGGAGAAGAACGCCCGCTTCATGAAGGGCGCGACGTTCGCCCGGCTGGTGGCGAACCTCAAAAAGGACGGATGCCTCACGTCCCTGCCGTTGGTCCGCCGGGATGAGGACGGCAAACTTGAAGTGATCTCCGGCAACCATCGCGTCGCCGCGGGCCTGAAGGCGGGGATCGAGGAGTCGGACGTGATCGAGGTCACGTCGCCGCTGACCCGGGCGCAGTTCGTCGCCCTGCAGTTGTCGCACAACGCGGTCGCGGGCGAGGACGATCCGAATATCCTGCGCTCGCTTTACGATGAGCTCGACCTGGGTTGGAAAGAATACTCGGGCCTGACCGATGACGCCTTCAACATCGCGGACCTGGATACATCCATGCTGCGGGTCGAGCAGCCGTTTTACGAAGAGCTGCACGTGTCGTTTCTGCCGGGTGACGCCGAGGTGTTCAACGGTTGGCTGGAGAAAATCACGAAGGCGAAACCGGCGCCGGTACTGGTGGGCCTGTACGATGACTTCGATCTGTTTTTCGACACCGTGATCAAGGTGAAAAGGTTAAAGGGCGTTCACAATACCGCCGTGGCGCTTCGCATGATGGCGGAACTGGCGGCCGGCGCGCTGGCGGCCGAGGAAGCGAAGGCGGCGCGGGCGGCCGAACGGGCGGCGAAACCGGCCGCGGTGCCGGACGGGGCGAACGAGGCGAGGCAAGAACCCGCCGCGGCACGAAAGAAGGCGCCAGCGAAGCGCGGCCCGAAGCCGGCGATGGAGCGAGCCCATGCGGGGGCCTAAGCCGCAAGCCTCGGTCATAAAGCTGATCACCGGCAATCCGGGCCGGCGGCCGATGAACAAAGCCGAGGCGCGGCCGGATGTGCGAATTCCGCATCCGCCGGTGCTGCTGAAAGGCGACGCGCTGCGCGAGTGGCGCCGGATCACGCGGCTGCTGGCGGACGTGGGCCTGATCGCGAAGCTCGATCGCGCCATCATCGCCGCCTACTGCCAGGCGTGGTCCCGTTGGATCGAGTGCGAGCGGATGCTTGAAACGACGGGGCTGATCGTCAAGGCGCCGAACGGTTATCCGATGTATTCGCCGTATCTGTCGGCGTCGAACAAAGCGCTGGATCAGGTGCGGCAACTGTCCGAACAAATCGGGCTGACCGGCTCGGCGCGGTCGCGGATCAAGGCTTTCTCGCCGCCGGGCGATCTGGATCCGGCCGAGGCTTTCTTGCGTGGGCGCGCGTAAACCGAAGCCGCCACGCCACGATCCGGTCGAAGCGTACGCCCGGGCGGTTGTCGCCGGTGAGATGGTGACGGGGCGGCTGGTCCGGCTGGCGACCGAGCGGCATTTGCGCGATCTGGTTGATGGTCCGGCGCGGGGCCTGTGGTGGGATTTGCCGACGGCGCTGCGCGCGATCGATTTCTTTCCCGCGGTGCTGCGGCATAGCAAAGGGTATCTGGCGGGCCAGCCGTTCGAACTGCTGGACTGGGAAAAGTTCGTCGTCGGCTCATTGTTCGGTTGGAAGGCCGGCGAGGTCCGGCGGTTTCGCACCGCGTTCGTCTCGACCGGGCGCAAGAACGGCAAATCGACGCTCGAGGCCGGCATCGGCCTGAAGGCGCTGATCGACGAAAACGAACCGGGGGCCGAGGTCTATTCGGCCGCGACAACGCGCGATCAGGCCCGCATCGTGTTCTCCGAAGCCGAGCGGATGCGCGTCAGGTCGCCGGCGCTGAGCCGGCGGATCGTGTCGACCACCAACAACCTGGCGGTGATCGAGAGCGCGTCCTGGTTTCGGCCGCTGTCAGCCGACGCCTCGAAGATGGACGGCCTGAATGTGTTCTTCGCGCTGGTGGACGAGGTCCACGAGCATCCGAACGCCGAGGTCATCGAGAAGCTCGATACCGGCATGGGCGCGCGGCGCCAGCCGATGATGTACGAGACCACGACGGCGGGGGTGAACCGGCTTTCGGTCTGTTATCTCCACTGGGATTTCACCATCAAGGTTTTGGAGCGGACGGTTCCGGAGATCACCGCCGATCGCTGGTTCGGCTACATCGCGACGGTCGATGACGGCGACGATTGGAAGGATGAGCTCTCCTGGCGCAAGGCGAACCCGTCGCTCGGGGCGCTGTTGAAGATCGAGGATCTTCGCGCCCAGGTCGCGCTGGCCCTCGAAATGCCGTCGAAACAGAATTCGATCCGGCGGCTGCGGCTCAATCAGTGGACCGAGCAACTGGTGCGCTGGATCGATATGGACGTCTGGGCGCGCGGCGCGGTGCCGATCGATCTGGAAAGCCTGAAGGGACGGCGCTGCTTTGGCGGCCTCGATCTGGCGCGGGTCAATGACCTGTCGTCGCTGGCACTGCTGTTTCCGCCGGTGTTCGAAGGCGAGAGCTGGCAAATCATCTGGCGCCACTGGTGTCCGAATGACGACATCGTGACGCGCTCACGCCGCGACCGGGCGCCTTACGTCACCTGGCGGGACCAGGGGCATCTGATCGCGACCGAGGGAAATACGACCGATTTCAAGTTCGTCGAGGCGGAGATCCTGGCGCTCGCGGGGCTTTACGACATCACGGAGCTGGCGTTCGACCGGACCTTCGCGGGCGAGATCGTCCGCAACCTGGGCGATGAGGGCATGACGCTGGTGGAATTCGGGCAGGGTTTCATTTCCATGGGGCCAGCCGCGGCCGAGTTTCTCCGCAAGCTGCTCGCCGGCGAGCTGCGGCACGGCGGCGATCCGATCGCGACCTGGTGCGCCAGCAACGTGACGGTGCGCACCGATCCGGCCGGGAACGAAAAGCCGGACAAAGAGCGCTCGATCGAACGCATTGACCCGATCGTCGCGGCGATCATGGCGGTCGGCCGCAGTCAGGCCGAGGACTCGGGCATATACGCGGGACGCGGCCTGCTGGTCCTCGGAGGTTAGACGGCATGAGCTTTTGGTCGCGCGTCGCTGAATTTGCCCGGCGGAGGTCCGGGGAAGGTGAGTCGGAGGACGATCGGCTGTTCGGCAACTGGTCCGGAGGAGGCCCAACAAATTCCGGGGTCGCGGTCAATTCGGACACCGCCATGCGGCACGTCGCCTGTATGGCCTGCGTGTCGATCCTCTCGACCGATCTGGCGAAAATCCCGCTTGGCGTGTTTCGTGCGCTGGGCAACGGCGGCAAGGAGCCGGCGAGGGATCATTATCTCCACAAGCTGCTCCGCAAGCCGAACAACTGGCAAACCGGATTCGAGTTCAAGGAGATGATGCAGGCCTCTCTCGTGCTTCGGGGAAACGGGTACGCGGTGACGGTGCGCGACGGTCGCGGCAAACCGCTCTATCTGGTGCCGATCCACCCGGATCGCGTGGGACTCTTTGAGGCGCCGGGCGGCGAATACTTCTGGGCTGTAACACGCAACGGGCTGCACGAGATGGCCATGCTGCGCGACATGCCGTTTCTGATTCCCTCCGAGGACATGTTTCATCTGCGTTGGCTCTCGACCTGGCATTCGCTGCTCGGGTCTTCGCGCCTGTCGATGATCCGCGAGAGCGTGGGCCTGGCGATCGGCATGGAGCAGCACCAGGCCCGGTTCGTCGGCCAGGGCGCCCGAACCAGTGGCGTGCTTTCGACTGACGGCAAGTTCGCCTCGAAGGAGGCCAGGGAGGATCTACGGGCCGAATTCCAGCGCATGCAGGGCGGCCCCCGAAACTCCGGCGCGATCGCGATCCTGGAACAAGGGCTCAAATGGCAACCGCTCGGCCTGAGCATGGTCGACAGCCAGTTTATCGAAAGTCGCAATTTCGGCATCCGGGACATCGCCCGCGCGTTCGACGTGCCGCCTTATAAGCTCGCGCTCGAAGGCGAGAACGAAGGTCCGGCGATGGTTCAGATGGGCCAGCAGTATTTGAACGGACCGATCAGCGGTTATTGCGAGCGGTGGAAGGCCAAGGGCGAACAATTCTTCGAACTCGACGGCGACGATCTGTTTCTCGATTGGGATTATGCGCACTTCGTGAAAGCCGATTTGCTGTCACGGTTCACCGCCTACCGGCAGGCGGTTGGCGGTCCCTGGATGGCGGCGAACGAAGCGCGCCGCGGCGAGGGCATGCCGGATCAGAAAAACGGCGACGACGTGTATCAGCCGGCCAACATGGTGCCGCTTGGGTGGAAGCCCTCGGGCACGCCGGCGGCCGGGCCCGGCAGCGATCTGACCGGCGTTCCGGGCGAAGGCGGAGACGGCGACGCGAACCGCGACGAGGCGACCGATGAGGCGCCCGGCGGCTGAGCGTTCCTCGCCGGTTAATCGGACGCCTGTTGCTGGGCCATCCGGTTCAATCTGACACGGGCCTCCGGGTCATCGACCACCAGATTGAGCAGACGCCACGTCGGCTCGGGCACTTCGCGCTCTTGCGCGAGATAGCGCTGCACCGTCCGGGCCTCGACACCGAGTAACGAGGCGAGGCCCCCGGTCGTGAGACCGAGGGCGGCGCGGATGGCGGGGAGATCGCGTATCACATCCAACCCGTGAGCTTGAGCAAGCTAACGACGCCGGTAATCGCCGCTATGATGCCGCCGATCCCGCCCGCCAGGACGACCCAACGCTCACGATCAAACTTGCGGGCTTCGGCCTGCAGCTTGGTCTGCTCACTGGCCAGTTTATTTTGTTCGGCGGAGAATTTGCGGGTTTCCGCCAACATGCGGTCGTAACCCGCGAGGGCGATCTGCGCTTCAGTCGGCGCGATAGTGTCAGCCATAATTCGTGTCTTTCATTGGTCCGGCATGATCGCCGCGACAAGTAATAACTACGACCATTGGTCGCTAAAGTCCAACGAAATACGGCCCGCGGCTGACAATTTCCCGCAAAGTGAGGAACCTCCATGAGCGAAGCAAACACGGACCAACCGACCGCCCTGACGGCCGCTGACGTCGCGCGAGCCGCGGACGGTCCCGTCACGGGGGCGACACCGCCTGCGCCCGCCACGCCCGAGCCAGGGGCCGCGCTGAGCGGACCTGAGATGGCGGTGCAAGCCGCTTATCGGGGGAGCCACGGCAAGCCGGACTTCATCGCCGCGCTCGATGCCGATGGACTGACGTTGGCCCGTGTCACGGATGCCGATCTGGCGGCGATGGCGGCGATCACGGTGCGGACGCCTGCCCGACGATTCCCGGTGTTGGCGTCCGGTGAACTGGTCGCGGTGGATCGCTTCGGCGACGTTCACAAGCTCAATCCGGATCGTCCCGACGCGGACGAGATCGCGGAG